TTCAAACACTATATCAAAGAGAAATACTTCAAGACGCTAGAAGTGTCGAACCAAGATTTGCCCAAAGGCGATCAGAGCGACCCGACATTTTTCTATAAGTCCAATCCGCTGACAATATTCAAGAATCCGACAAACTCAGAAATGCTGAAGTATATGAAGGATGAGGAATATTCACACAAAGACAACGGCATGAGATTTTTCGTGGACGATCTTGGCAGGGGCGATGTCTATATGTGGGACGGTGCGTTTCTACATCACTATGCCTATGGGTATATGAAAGGATTCTTGAAGGGAATCCCGGTCGGCGTTTCTCTCGCATGGAAACCGCGAAAGACCGTATGGATTACCGGCGAAGAATCAATCGGTGGTGGAATATCATTTGCCAAAGCAAAGAAACTTCTGCCGGGCATAAAGAAAAATCTCATGGCAAATAAAAACTTTGCCCCATTCAATGTAGCAAAACAGGCATCTGACATAAAGAGTTTCCTAAACGAAGCATATCTTGCCATGAAAAAAGGCGATGAGGGGACTCCCATATCAATCTACAAAAATCCAACGCCCCGCGAAGTATTGGACGCTATGGACGAAGGAGAATATGATGAGATTCGTGCGTGGGTAGATAATGCCGGGAAAGGCGATGTCTATATCTTCAACTCTGAGTTGGAGCATGAAGCCGCGATCCGCGTTCCGAAACTTGGAAACGCCGCGACGATTCAGCCGGTCGCCGTATGGGTCTATCCGAAAGATACGGGCATGGACATATCATCTTTCTCTATGAAGAAGCGTTCTAAAAAATGGAAAGAAGATATAGATCGGTGGTCGAAAAATCTCATGGCAAACAAGAAGATAGAAAAGATCGTAGGCAATAAGATCAACTCTGTAGGGGAAGCGTAAAAAATGAAGACTTTCAAACAATTCATGGGCTTATGCGAAAAGTACGTTGCTCTCTCTAAGACGAAGTATTCACAGACTAACTATTCCATATACAAAAATCCGAGCCCGTCCGAATACGCGAGCATTATAGAAGAAACAGAGAAAGAACTCGGAGCGTTTCCGAAAAACTTCCGATTCATCATTGACCATGACGGGAAGGGCGATCTATATGCATTCTCGTATAAGCTCTTTCATGCGGACGCTATAGACTCTTTCAGGGCAGGGCTCCATGAGAACGGAAATTGGGCGGTCTTTGGAGAATTCGACGGGAAGAAGCGGACAGCAGAGATTTACTATTACAACAGCGAAGTGACCGCGAGACAGACGGTTCATGACAAAGTAGAGAAAAACATCTATCTTTCACGGATGGTGAAATCTTCATATAGAGTAAGGTGGAAAAGTTGAAATCATTCTCCCAATACATACTGTCCGAAAAGTTTCTTGATATGGCGACTAGTCAAAGGATCATTGGCGGAAAAATTTCCATCTATCAGAATCCGACGCGAACCGAAGTACAAGAAGCCTTTGCAGAAAACTTGGAATCAGACACACGCTATCAAGATATTGTACGTCTATGGATAGGCGACGATGGTGCGGGCGATGTGTACATGTGGAGTGCGGCTGTGAACCATGGTTCAGTATACCGTAAGGTGAAAAAACATCTGAATAAGGGCGTCGGTGATAATCTTCCATGCTATATTACAGATGGCTCGCTCGGTGTCGGTTTTTCCTATTGGAGTCTTGAAGCCGGGAAGACTTACGGAAACTCCATAGAATATAGCGTAAAAGAAAGTCGGGCTATGATCGACGAACTATGGGAAAAGAATATACTGAAAAACCGCAACGTAAAGCGTATGATGAAGTCAGGATTTGTCGTGCAGAAAAGGAATATGGACATATGATAAAATCATTCTCCCAATATATCAGCGAAAAATGGGCGACTTCTGTGCCGAACCGTATATGGACCGGTGATATGAATTCCGAAGTATTGGACATGCCCATATTTAAAAATCCAACGGTGCGGGAATACAATGAGATTGTGAAAAATCTTGATACGGAATTCGGAATGCAGGTCCGTATGCTCGTTTCCGAATATGGAGCAGGGACCGTATGGATTTTCGATTATAGACTTTTACACGGCATGGCATTGAAACATCTAAATAAGCTATCATCTGTAGACTTTCTACGGGCAGAGTTTGATGTACGAAAAAAGACTATGAAAGTCCTGACATTAGGCTCTGACAAGAAAAGACAACAAAGATTGGAAGCTATCACGCAAAACGACAACTTCACACGCTTCCTAGGAAAAAAGGGATGGAAGGCGATATCATGGTGAAAAACATAGAAGAAGACCTGTATATTGTTACTTCACAGAAAGTCCCTGTATTCAAAAATCCGAGTCGGGGAGAGATATCATCTATCCTCATAGGAAATCCGCATGCGAAAGGGCGGGTACGGGCACTCATAGATCGTGGCGGGCGTGGCGATTTGTATGTGTTTTCCCCTGCAAAAGAAGTGCATGCACTTCTTAAGAAGTGCATGCGTCCATCGAAACAGCATTGGGGCAAGAAGACCCAAAGTTTCCGAAGGGCGCGATTCTTCACATCTATGTGCATGCCGGAAAAAAGGAGATTTCATTTTCCGAGTATACGCCTACACTGCGGAGCGATTCGAATAGTGCAGAGGCTGACGAAGAATATATGCGGTTTTGGGCAAAAAACATGCTCGCAAACAAGCATGTACGAAACGCCGGGATAAATAAGGTAGACACAGACAGAGAACAATTTTTACGCGGCTTTTGATGTGGATAACTCCGAATACACGAAAAGTCTCTCCGGGGTGACTTTCAATATTCATGCAGTAAAATAGACTTTCCCGAAAATAGGACGCATTGTGGATAACTCTCAAAACCTCATATTCGAAAAATGGTGGAAAACAGCTAAACTGACTGGTTCGGGGGCTCGCGGTTCCGGAACGTCCGAGATATACAAAAACCCTTCTAAACAAGAGGTTTTGGACATCATCGCTGTAAACAAAGTATCCTCATACGTTCGGATATGGGTAGATCGTGGGGGAATGGGAGACATCATTGCATTCGATTCGTACTACTTTACACATACAAACATTCTCGCTCGCTATAGATTAGACAAGACTATGAAGGGTCAGCTAATTTCGCTGTATTACCGCCCTCTCCCGCAAGGCGAAATAACATGGTCTTGGGATGCGATGTCTCTTGATAACGAGGATGAAGACATTTTCGATGGGCAAAAGGGCACTAAGCGTATGGTAATCATGCGAGACAAATTCTGGATCAAAAACATCCTTGCAAACAAGAACATGAAAAACATGGGGGTGCAGAATGTTGCCAAAAGACTCTACTAAAAGCACAGAACCCACGATTCCGGCGGAGATTCCTAATATATTAGAATCCGGGGCAGAAAGTGTACAATATACAAAATTGTGCATAAAACAAGGGCAAAATGGTAAAATTGTACAAAACTTTGAACTATCTGAAGACCCCATCGCAAATGGTCGGGCGTTCGCGACGGCAGACGATTACACCGTATACATCAATCCAAGTCTCGCAGAAGTCCGAGAAATGGTGAAATCTTCCCAATACAAGGCATCAAAGACGCGATGTATAGTAGATCGGGGTGGAATGGGAAATCTCTATATGGCATCGGGTGATATGAACCATGGCGATCTCATACAAGCCCTAACAAAGCCCGGAATCACACTAAAAGGTGAGCTTCTCGATCTGTACTATGAATACAAGAGAAAGGAAATCTACTTTTCGAAATTCACAGAAGCGATCACAAGGCTGTACGATAGGGACGCTTCCAACGAACCCGGTGCGGATAGATGGTCCGGATATGCCGATGCGGTAAAGAAGATTGACTCATTTTGGGGCAAGAACATCCTACGAAACAAGGCATTCAAGAACATCGGTGTACGCAGAGTCGATTCTGATTTGAGCAAAGGCATCTAATGAAAACCCCTACAAACATAGACGAAAAATGGGTCGCTGTGCATGGCAAGGAGGCTGGCTATCAAAGGAACATATACAAAAATCCGTCGAAGGCTGAAGTACAGACCATCAGGGCGTCCGAATCCACCTATGCGCCGGGCATTTTGCGGGTACTTCTTGATCGTGGTGGGATGGGCGATCTTTATATGTGTTCCGCCGATATAACACATCAGATGATTCTACGCGCTCTAGAGCCGCAGTACAAATATCTGAAAAAGCCTATACTTCCGCTATATATACACGCAAAGGCAAAGACGATTACACTGTCCTACATAGCGTTACAATCACGCGGGAACCGCATAGACTTTGGGATCGATCAGAACGATTACGACATTCCCGGCGATCCGAACACCAAGTCAGGATGGAGAAAAGCGATGATATCATTTTGGAGCAAAAACATCGCTGCCAATAGGAATTTCAAGGCGTTGGGTATGGGTCTTCGCGTATCGGCAGAGGATAAATCGTACTAAAACCCCTTGATGCACAGACATGCGGACGATCCTTAACCATCTGGTTAACCTTTATAAATCCATTACACGAAAAGAGTGATTCGGACTATCCTTTCATAGTTTCTCCCCTAAATAGACATGAAAACAAACAGAAAGTTTCATATGTCAAGATCAGTATATCCAGTCCATGAAGAATGGTTCAACGCGATGCCCATAAACATGCGTGTCAAAAGGAGATATCCCAATCTCGAAGCCTTTGATATATACAAAAACCCTTCTGTTTCAGAGTCCAAAGATATATCAGACAATCAGGACGACTTCGGAGTCAATAAACTACGCGGATTCGTGGACCGTGGCGGTCTTGGAGATTTGTATGCATGGTCCCCCGAAGCAGAACACAAAGAAGCATATTCATATATCAAGCAAAAGATGAAAGGCGAAGCGGTCGGTGTCTATGTCTACTGGACAGGGAGTGTCGAGGTTTCTGAATATACAATACACAATCTCACACACAGGAGTCTTGAACTAGAAGACGTATACAAGAGATGGAAAGGCTTCTGGCAGAAAAACCTGAAAAAGAACAAGAACCTTCCAAGAGCAATAGGAAAGGGGAGTTTGAAAGATGTCTACATGCCGTTCTATGAATACGGCGTTTCAGACATGAGAGAAAAGACGGTCGAGCGTGAGATTGCGAAAAGAAGCCACAAGATCGAGATTGTCGGAGAAAAGTGGATCGGAGACACATGGACGCACAAAGCCTATTTTAGTGGAAAGCCCGAGACAACCGATATCTTCAAGAACCCGAGTAAGAAAGAAACGAGTGACGGATTGAAACTCGCGGGGCATTCTGGCTTGCGTGGCTATGTAGACAAGAGTGGAAAAGGCGATGTATACATATTCCCTTCGGAAGCCATTGTCCATGAAAACGTGCTTGATTGGGTGCTTGAACACACGAAAGGTGACGGAGTGCCTTTTGTGTTTCAGGACAACAACAAACTCTTTATTTCGTCTGACCCGTATTCACAGACAAACACATGGGGTGGAACGGCAGACAGGATGAAGAACGAATATACCCCGAATCTCCGTAAAAACATGAAAGTCAAGGCATCCTTTGGATCAAATGTAAAGATCGTGTCTAAATAGAACTATATGAGCATAAGCAGAATACTTTCCGACATCAAGTTTCGTGGCATTGAACGACCGAACATGTTTCGTGTCCGTCTGAGTCTGCCCGATAAGCTGTCATTTGGTGGGTCTGCATTCACATCAAAATTCGCATCTCTCGTCAAGATGTCGGCTGGCACACTGAATCAACGATTTTTGGATTTATCATGTGAAAGAGCGATCCTCCCTGCACGAAACATCCAAACAACAAACACGACACGGGCGGGGAGTTATGGTCCGAAGCGGAGTTTCCCCAACTCGATGGACTTCAATGACCTGACGCTTGTATTCCGATGCTCTGCAAACATGGAAGAAAAGAAGTTTTTCGATGATTGGCAGCACGCGATCATCGACCCGTACACACACGAATTCAACTACTACAAAGAATACATCTCTGACATCGAAGTGATCCAAGAAAAGACAGGGGTTCCGTTCCTGAGCATATTTGGAGACACGCCGAATGACCTTGAGGCTGAAGTCGCAGCGACCCTGAGTGGATTGAACGATGTGTATTCTGTCAAAATGCTTGAGTGCTACCCTTCTCTCATAGGTGCATTGGAACTCGGGCACGACATGAACAACGCATACCATAAACTGACGGTCACATTCAAATACCGTAAATGGCTCCCCGGTGGATTGAAGCTACGCAACGGTGACGATAACTCATTCATGGGTCAACTGAGACAAGCCGGTGGAAACATCATCAACGACAACCTGCCCATCCAATCATCTCCCTTTGGAGACAACCTGAAACTGCCTGATCAAGTGTTCAACTTCTAAATCATTATTACTATTACACTATGGAGAAACATAGACTATGTGCCCACTTCCAACACTAAAAACACCGTCATATACATGTATCGTCCCGTCACGCGGGAAGTCCTGTACATTCAGACCATTCACAATCAAAGAGGAAAAGACAATCCTCACAATGCTCAATGAAGCGAAAGCCGAAGTAAGCGATGATTCTGTTGTCAAGAACCTGTCTGTACAGCAAAAGGAAAAAGTCACGTTCCATCTTCTCAAGACAATGATTGCGATCATCGATGAGTGTGTGATAAGCCTGCCAGCCTCTATGCAAATATGTGATTTGACACAAAGCGACATGGAGTATTTGTTGATTCAGATTCGTGGCAAGAGTGTCGATGAAGTCGCACGACCCTTTATTGCATGCAAAGAATGTGAAGTAAACAACCCTGTAGAAGTACCGCTTGAAACACTGAAGCTCTCATCTCCAAATGACGGGCTCGCGATGTGTAAGATACCCGATGAAAACATCACAATCGAGTTTCAGCCTATCCCTGTGATCAAGACCGTAGAGTTTTCGGACAGACAGATACCCATCCATTACGGCAACGGGTTTTTGCTGTATCTCGCGTGTGGAATCAAGGGCATACATGAAGGTGATGAAGTACACCGACTGACTGAATTCACCGAAGATGAGATTATCGCGTGGGTCGAGAAACTACCCAAGCGTGTGATTGAAGCATTCAAGAAGTATAGTGCAGACCAGTCCCATGCATATATTGATATATCGTTCGAGTGCAAAAAATGTAAAACCCTCAATGAGTTGAGGTTGACCGATATCCAAAGTTTTTTTCACTAGCATTCAGCCATGAAACGCTTGAAAGCATATACCGCATTGACTTTGTATTGATGCATGTACATAAATACTCATTGTCAGAACTAAACAACATGTTCCCGTGGGAACGTGACATTATGATTACAATGTTAGTGCAGCACATAGAAGCAGAGAAACAGGCAAGAGAAATGGCAAAACAAACGAGAAAACACTAATGGCTGATTTAGGGCTTCCGGATATCAACGAGACTGAAGAATCGCTCGGTGCTATAGTATACGAGTTGACAGAGATGAACAAATTCAACTTCGGTACTGTCATGCCATTCGTCGATGAGTTGATGGGAAAGATGGAAGCAATATTTGATGAAGTCACATCTGGTCTTGATCATATCATCGACTCGCTCGCAGAAGGTCCAGCCCTGATTGCCGAAAAAACCGCAGAAGAATCCGCACCTATTATAGCCGATGCTGTTGATGATAAAGATACAGCGACCGATAAACTAAAAGACAAAGAAACCGATGACGATAAGGATTCGATGTTCAAGAAGCTATTCGAAAAGCTCGGACCTGTCGGTGGTGTTCTCAAGAATAACCCACTGACCGAATTGATTATGGGTTGGGTCAAGCGTATATCAACATTGTTGGTGGGTACATTCAAGCTGGTCATCACAGGCATTGCGTTGATGAGTGGCTTGAGTGTATTGAAGGATTGGTTGTCCGATGAAAAGAACCTTGAAATGCTCGGTGATTTTGCATTGAAGCTCATCGAGATTGGTGATGATATATTCAATATTTTTGTGAATCTTCTAAAAGGTGAATGGAAAGATGCGTGGGTATATATCAAAGAGTTGTTCGGGACTGATATTCCCGCATTGGCAGATAATCTATGGCTACTCGCGGCGGGCGTTGGTGGTATTATTCTCGCTCTTGGTATTACCGGTGGTGCTGCTGCTATTCCTCTTGTTCTTACCTTGGCTGCTCTCGCTGCTGGTATAGCAGTAATCGGGTATGGTATTAGTGAGTTTATGGGGCTGTTGGATGAGTGGGACGCATTAGAGAAATCACGCATTGAGATGTTGCGTATTGAAAACAACATGCTCTCTGAAATCAACAAACAAAACAAATTGAAATTGGAAGAAACGGATGCCGCTGTAGCTGGTGGATATATCACGGCAGAACAAGGTGCTGCTGTCAAGGCTGGTATTGCTGCGAGCCAAACAATCAACGATGCACAAACATCATTCAATACGGCATCGATAGCCGGTGTCGAAGATGGTATTGTTGGTTCTGGCTGGTTCTCAGATGGTTCTGTTATTGGTACTGAACAACGGGTCGCATATACTCTCGCATTGAAGACAATGGAAAGTATGAATCTTGATTCTAACCGATACGCACCTGTGTTTGAGGAAACCGATAAGGGTGTCCGTATGTATATCATGGATTACATGGGAATCAATGGTGAAGACAAGGGGCTCACTGCCCAAATCGTGCCAAAGGCAACAGCAGAAGCTCGCGGTCTAATAGCACAACAGAATGCGGGTCAAGACCTACGCGATAGATTAGAGGCAACGGCTGGTGTTGATTTATACTCATCACGCGACGGAGCCGCAATCACATCAAACACAACAAACCAAGACGCGGCATCGTCTTTGGTTGCACAAGACGCACAGGCAAAAGCCGGTGATACAATCAACATGAATGTCGCACCTGTGAATATTGACGCATCGACCACACAGACCGGTGGGAGTGATAGCCCGGCTGTTGCTTCCGTTGTTACTGACGGTCCAAGTCAAAAGAGTAATAAAAATGGTAAATAAAAACACCATGCAGACTGATTCTGCATGGTGTCGTTGTGAATATAATCGGTGCGTCTGATTATATCTTATTCGTCATCATCAGACGCAAGGTTGGCAAAGTAATCAGCCGAATTCTGAATATCTTCATCGCTCACAGGCTCATCTTTCTTGACAGCAGCCTTTGGTTTCTTTTTCTTCGAAACCTTCTTCTTCGATACCTTGGCAGGTGTGCTGTCTTCGACATCTTCATCAACATCATCGCCCCCGGTTTGGGGTTCATCATCATCCACCTTACGCTTGGTTCGCGTGTTGTGCAACACGTTTTCCTGTTCGGTGTCCAAGTCATCGTATGACTTGAACTGGTCTTCAGCCAAGAAGTCAGCCAGTGGGTATTGCTGTTTCCAAAGACCTTCCAACACCTTATCGTCATCGTCTAATGCCGAAGCAGCCTCAAACTTTGACTTGTCGTAGTTGGCATATCCTTCATGGCGTCTGATACGCAGCAAGAAGTTTGCACCTTCCCAAAAGTCAAACGGGTTGATGGGTTCTTCGTCATACTCAAACGTACCATCTTCATTCTCAACACCTTCAGGGCTCATTGCGTCCTGAATCTTATCGAAGATTTTCTTGCCGTATCGGAACAAGAATACCTTGCCGTTGTTCTCCGGATTCGCCGGGTCACTCACGACATAAATGTTAGAGTAATAGGACAGCTTACGCTTGGTGTTCGCAGAGACATATTTACGCTTTGCTTCTTCGCCCGACTTCCACAGATCGTTGTTACGATCACAGACAGGGCACTTGCCACCAATCGATGTTGGGCAGTTGTTGATAAACCATCCACCCTTTTCCTCAAAGCCGTGATTGAACCGCTTTGCCCACGGTACGTCTTCACCGTCAATAGCAGGCAAAAAGCGAATAACGGCACGACCGTTGCCAGCCTTGTCCAGATTCGCAGACCAAATGCGTTCATCGACATATGAGTTTGTCGAATTGCCTTCAGCCTGTTTTTGTAGTTTCTCTTGGAGAGCGTTCAGATTTGATTTGTTCTTCTTCAGGTCTTTAAATGCCATGTGTACAGTTTCCTTTTTTGTTATGTACTAGGTGTGACGGATATTTCATTACGTTCATGCTGTATAGTTTGTGTGTTATATGTACGTTGTGTATTGTTGTGTGTTTGTATGATGTTCCCATTATACCATACTATTTAGGGATTGTCAAGGGTCAACATGCTATTTTATCACATATTGTTATGCCTCTCTCGGGACTACATATCCCGCATATTCTGTCTGTTTTTCATCACGACGATTGAAGTATATTTCGAGCCCGTATGTCCATGCCCAAAATGATGCAAAATGCTCGGCGTGTTCATATAGCTGTGTTGTGCGATATATGATTGAGAAGTTTTTGTATGCATCTTCGATGTTGAATTCTTTACCTTCTGCCTGTTGGAGATGTGTCGCAAGTGCAAATGCTTCCATTGACAGGGATCGTTCCAATAGCACAACAAGCCACCGTGACATATCATCGGGATATTGGATCACTTCAATACAATACTTTTCGGGTTGCTTGAATATGTCATCGATGACAAGCTGCTCTTTGACAAAGCAATCAGACATGTGATCGGCATATTGTGTTTCGGGAGTGCCATCGACACCCGAATCATCAGCAACATCCCCATAGTTGTATTCACTAATATCTCTCATACCGTATTCACAATCAGTGTGTCTGCGTCTGATGTGTAGTAAATACCACACATGCCGCATGCCTTTAGCTGGCTCGCTGTCTTCATGGATGATGCCTTGGGCGGTCCCATGAAAATACCGGTGAAGGGTCTACGACCATCGATCATCGCATCGGGCAATGACTTCGCTGTTGCGTTGTGCGAATATGTCATATCCTCAATAGGTGTGTTGTTTCGTACATTAGGTCGCTTGGTAATCTTCATGCGGTTCGCCTTATTATTAGTAGATCGAGTCTGGTTCATCGAATGCCTCCCTTAGTGTTGCGATATCTGCTTCATCAAAATCTTTCCGCGAATCGAACATATCGCTTCTGTTTGCGTTGCTATACGCGACCCGCAATACCCATCCAAAGCCGAGCATGGCTAATAGGATCACAAGCCCAAAGCTCCCTATCGCGATTGCCAACATTACAACTTCCACCAATGTCATTTCATCAATCCTTTCATTATTATTAGTCCCATAGGTTTCTGTAGTATGTCGCAAACAACTGTAATCCATCGCGGATCATGTCATCTTCGTCGGCGTCTGTGATCCAGTAGTCATCATCGCATATCATTTCAAATGCGTCTATCATGCCATCGAGTATATTATCCCATTGTTCTTCTGTCATGGCTTCAGGATATGTGTAGCATACAGTCTTGAAGTATTTCAGGCGTGGGAGAACGTACCTTGCGAATGTGACATCGAGTGATGCCATATCGTATGATGTGAATCCACGATTACGATCCTTCCAATATTGCCGCCATTTTCGTATTGGTTTTCGTAATAGTCTCATTTATGCAAGCTCCGTATACAGCATCATAATAAACATCAACACAACTACACATTCAACGATGTTTGGTATATATCTCTGTCTTCGTATTTTCATAATATTGTACATCCACACAATACCACAAGTATGATAAGACCGATTAGGCATCCACAGCCTGTGTCACATCCCGTGTTATTGTTGTTCCTGTGTTCTATGATTATAAGTTGTGGCTTACCCATTTCAATCTACATCCTTCAAGAATACATGATGATCGATATGTGCCGTGATTGTCGCCTTGTCATTGTCACCACCAAGATCGGGATGTGTCCATGATGGCATCACCTGTGAGGCACCCTTGTATACATGGTAGTGTGTCGCGCCATCTGTGGGGTCTGCGGGAAACTGTTCCGGAGCATACAAAAGTATATTTACAAGACGGTGTGCCTCATCCCATTTAGGATGTGCCCGCATGCGTGGTGTAACATCATGTGATCTATTCCACATAGAAAACTGTTTAGGTTCCCAACATTCAGATACCAGTGCCCACGATGAATTGCTTTCTGCCCGATTACGGATTACACACAATACGCCGAGCATGGCATCGGGTGATTCTTCGCCACCTGCCTCACCAATCATGGTAGCAGTGATGATATCCATTTGGCGTTCGTTTTCAGCAGTAATAATCACTTCTTGTTTCTCTACCTCCACTATTTGTTTGGTCGGTTGCTTTATACTTATGCTCATCGAACATCCGGATTCATCGCCGAAGAATAATAATGATCCAAGACCGACAAGACCAACTATGATTAGCACAATAACAATGAATCCATCACGCGATTGTTGTGTTTCATGACTACCCATTATAATTCATATCCTTCCATACCACATACAAAGAAAACGCGAGCATACTAAAAGACAACAATACACAGATTATCCATGGTAGGTGTTTACGCATCTGGTGATACATCCTCATTACTACGGGCACGGATCAGATACGGAAGACCGACAAACGAAAATGCGTCTTCATCGACATCCACAAAATTCACCCACATTGTACGCTGTGACTCTGTGCCTTTAGAGTGTTCGGTCAGTGTCACATTCTCATATTTCAATACGGTTGTCGGTGTGTATATCACAACATCACATTTTATATTATCTAAATCATTCATGGTCTTTGTCTTTCCTCAATTCATTCTTAGTCTTTCGACGGTCATTCCGAGCGTTCGCCTTTCGATCACCACCGGGACCAGACCATGATTTAGCACGACAGAAAATTCCTTTTCGTCGTATCTCTACAATCTCTGATTCAATTGTCTTCTTTGGTGTCTTGCTCATAGTCGTTGTCTTTGTGTTCTGAACATTCATGCTTCAGGTCTGTGAGTGGATGACTCATGGCTTCATTATGCGTTGTGCCCGTCCATTCGTACTTCAGGTCTTTGTTGTGGATGACTCGCCGCTTGGCTGTCTTCAGTCACGCCAGAACGTCGCGTTTCTCGTACCGCCACAGGCTCATATGCCACGCTGTTTATATCATTGGGATTGTTCGAATCCTTAATCGGGTTTAGATCGTCATCGACAATCACGGCTATTGGAATCCAACCTATCCCACCGGCTGATGTAGCATTTGCGTTTGGATCGTTTTCTTGTACAACATAGTTTGATGGATCGGGGATTGCTCCCGGCTTCATTACTATTTGTGGTACGTCTTCAATCAACAACTCTTTCGGTTGCTCTACCTGCCACTTCCGCTTGTCGTACCCTTCTTTATCTTTCTTACTTTCAAGATACGCACCGAACAGAATAGAATAGTTGATAATATCCTGTAGTGTGTCATCAATCTTTTCGTCTTCGACCTTCAGCATCCCCTGTTCACAGAATGAAGACAGGCGACTAAACTTGTCTGTCAGTCGTACAAGGAATCCTGCTTCGGTCGTGCAGATGCCCATATGCTCACATCGACAGAAGTTTGCGAATGGGTTTGGTGTTGTAGATGACTCCGCGATCTTGCCGCAATAGTCGTGATTCTTTTTCTTCATCAACTCTTTTGCGGCATGACACATATGGTCATGGTACTTTAGTAACTCTTTGCGGTCCATCATTAGGTTGATTCTCCATTTAGTGTAATATTCAATTCCCAGTCCTCTGGACATGGAACCAATAACATGTCAGTATTGATATATTCTTTTTCAGCCAATTCGACTTCATTGGTCGCCATATTGAGCTTGAATACATCTGCCGAATCACGGTAATACACAAAGCCGTTATACTTTTCCATATCAGTGAGTTTTATATCGGCAGGAATATACAATACGTCTGCATGCCCGCTGGACGATTTATTATCTACATCACATAGGTCTTTCAATGTAAATGGTGGAACGGTTGTTTCGGTCCTACATGGATTATATACAAACTTGAATGTAATCATTGTTCATTTTTCCTTATACTGAACGTGCGGTAATATCAAACATGTATTCTTTGACTTCTGCGTATGACATTGGGCGGTAGTGACACTTGAACGGTACATACACATCAGGGTCTACCTTGTCCTGAAGGATACGGGCTACTGAATCGACGCCGACATCGAATGATGCCCGGTGTGTCTCAATCGTGTTGTGGACATGTCCGTACAGATGCCATGCTCCATGAAACGATCCATTCCATCGACGCATCGGGTAGTGGCACATGACCACCTTGCGTATATCGCCCCTGCGTGGTGGATGTAGATGGCTCGCTTGTTCTTCGTCTTCGAAGTTGACTTCAAGCAAATCATTGAATGACTCAAACCGATCACGAACCTTCTTCGCTGGCTTGTCGTGGTTGCCACAGATAAAGTGGATTTTACCATTCAGCATATCAAGATAGGTTGACGCATCGCTCGCGTTGCCAAAGCAAAAATCGCCAAGGTGAAACACAATGTCATTTGGCTTGACATGCCTATTCCAGTTTGCGATCAGGTCCATATTGTGCTGTACAACATCCTCCGAAGGCATGACGTAGTTACGCATGCGATCAAAAAGTGTTCCACAATCATTAGGACGGACAGGGCTATCGTACATCGCCTTGTTAGCATCGACGTACCATTCACCAACCCACGGACGCACACAAAATTTAGAAATGCTTCTGTGCCCGAAGTGTGTGTCTGATGTGAACCAGACATTATCCAGTTGTTGTTTATTGATCTTCATTGTCATATCTGTACATTATACCATAAAATAGGGTGGATGTCAAGGGTCAGGGCTGCGATATCTTGAATAATAGGGCAAAAAAGGTCATTCCTACCATCGCCCACGTTGTAATAGCAGGAACAGAATAGTATGTTCCTGTATAATGCGAATCTTCCTCTTTCGTCAACGCCAATACAAGGGTGACTAATGCGGCTCCGGTGAAGTATACGATTTCCATCATTTTAGTGGTTTCACTTCTCTGTGTGTTATTGATGTTTCGGCGTCTGCTTTCTTGATTGAATGCTTGTCAGGTACAGACTCCATATATATCTTATTGTTTAGTCGCACATAGTCTAGAAAGGTGACTGTGTTTTCATGTGAAGATAATATCTTCATCTGGTCCCGCTTCTCCCATCCATCGTTTCTATAGAACACCATGATAAACTGATTGCCGTAGCAGCGGATATATCCGGTCACAATATCACTGGCACTCCCGTTGCCTCTGGTGATAGTGTAGTTGAAGACAGGAAAGGTCTTGCCTTTGGATTCACCGGTTATGGGGTCTTCACTTCGCAGACCCTCCACGTTGCCTAGCTTCATGCGTAGACCAACGATTTCACTTGCTCTGTTTGGGTCAGTCACTATTATTCCGACACTTTTCTAATGAATTCGTTCATGTCTTCTCGGGCAGCACCTACAGGCAGATCGTCAATCGCAAGGATTAGCTTTTCAAGCACATCGTATGTCATCTCAATTACGGGCGGCTTTGATGCATCGTCGTATTTATTGCACAGACCCGCTTCGTTGCATGGGCATCCGGTCATGGCTCGGATATATCTCATCATGCCGACACGCTTGGTTGACAGGAGTTTCTTCAATTCCTGCCGCAAGAAGACTCTCTTTTCTACAATAGCATTCTTGCTGTCTGCGATCCGGTCATATGCGTGAGAGATATAGTCCTGTTTGATTTGGATGTCGCTCACAATGCCGCACAACTGAGGAAACTCTCCCGCTGCAAAACAAATATCGTCATCGGTCATCTTGGCTACAAAGTTATTCAACATTATTGGCTTCCCTTATCCATGCGGCTAATTCTTTTCTTGAAACACATATCATATCACTTTGATCGTCAAGCAACTTCGGTGGATATGGTTGTCGGCTGATGCCAGCGTCATCCAAAATCCAATCGTCGTTGTTCGCCTTTTCGATTTCCTTGTTTACTTCTGTGGTGTTGGCGTCCAACTTTCGCTTCATCGCATCATTGAACTCTGTCAGTCGCCCAAGCTGACGCTCTAGTATATTTGATGCATCATTGACTTCATCGCTCCAATCATCTGCCCATCCACCGATGGCATCAAGCGGGTAGTCAAGTGATCCGTTGTTCTTTACAGCCGTATCGATTATCTGTTGTAGATCGATAATCTTGGTTCTATTATGAGCTGCTATATTCAATTCACTAATAAACTTTGTCATATTTTTCAACATTACTTCAATTCCTTTCGGTGTTTCTTGATAAACGCAATCGCGGTCGCGTTGATATTCACACCATCGAAGTCAGCACCAACATCGATCATCATCCACGCCCCATCATTCACATGGATAGGCGGAGAATACTCTCCATTTCCCAACAGCACCTTGCGATACTTTCCTTCGTGGTCTGCGTATTGTTCGTCCACCGTCAGCGGAGCGACAAGAAACGGGAACACAAGTTTCGTCATTTCACATGTCGGCTTTGGTTGTGGTTCGGCAGCCTCTACAGCATTGTTCCGCAACTCACGCATCGCTTTCATCAGGTCAATCGATTCCTGAATAGCCGCACGACCTTCTTCGTATGTATCATTTCGTCGTGCATCGTGCCCGACGTTCATACCATTATGAAACATGATACATTCCAGCACTTCAATCGTTCGCTTCATTTGTTGTTCTGATACCATCATCATCCCTTCATAAATCTGTCGATGTGTTTTTCAAGCGTTCCATCGGGGAACACGATTATAACTTTGTCTTTGCGTTTCGCCTTGCGTATCGTAGACCACGTTCCAGACCGCAATACGTTCTCATAGTTTGGTGGGCATCCGATTACAAGCTCTGCATTTTTTACCATAAGTGCATTGCGTGATAGTGGTTTGCCCATCGGTGCGGTGTAGTCCATCCCTTCGCAAAGGTCCGAACACTGGTCATCGCTGTTGTATGTAGATTCGGATGGATGCCCATGAATCCGGACGTTTGGATTCAAATCGGTTCGGTGTCGTAACACCAAGTCATTGAAGTCCACATCAGCCCCACGACAACACCCATGAAGGGTGAAATCGGGCATAAGATCAGTAAGCAAAGCAAACACTGAAGACTTTTGATCATTGGTCATTCCTTGTCGTGTGCCGGTGAAGGCTATAGTTAGTGGATGTTTCATTGCAATGTCACTCTCTGGCTCATCGGTAGTTTGATAGACTTCCCGGCTGAATAGTCATCTTTCGTTTTGTCGTAAAACTGGATGGTGGATGTTCGCTTCATTGTGTCTGTCCAACACCCACGGACGGTATACACATTACCTGCATCGGTGTATACTTTGTCGGCTTGTTTCAGGTCTTTTACAAGTTTCCATTTGGCAATCATTTTTTCATCTTTGATCTAATCGGGCAATATGTATCATTTCGTCTGTGTTCAGGTCAATCAATTTTGTTACAGCCGGAGACATTGGAATGCCTGATGGATGCATGGCTATTGTCATCGTGTCAATACCATTTGATGTTACTGCGGTGATAATATATCTAACGTTATTGTCTGTGATGATATCATCTTGCAAAGTCAGGTCTGATGCATGTACGCGAGTCCGATATGTTTTTCTTCCGTATGTGTGGCTCATACCAATTTCTTGTAGACGGTTTTCCACTTTTTAGTTTTGGTGACTTGATCCCACACCGCTTCTTTATCATATTCGTATGGTCGCTCGCCCTCATCGCCAGTGCCACGCATATAGGTAGCAGCCCAATACAAGCCGGTTGATATTTGTTTCAAGATGACTTCATATTCAGCCGCCCATCGTAATTCACCAAGCGATTTTTCTTCGCGTACAATTTCGAATTCGGGGTTGTCGCCTATGATTGCGTCTTTAGCATCTTGGATATTTGTTATGGTAAGTGTTACGCTCATATTCCCATTTCCATTTCTGCTTCGGCGTTCATTTTGTCCCACCCTGCCGGGCATATTCCAGATATCAAAAACTCCCGATCATCGGCGGGCATGTCGGGGAACGCATCTTGAATTAGAACCCCGGCTTGCCATGCCTTGAATTGCTTCACGGTAAACGGAGATGTCACATATTCTTCATTGCAACATACACACACAGCATATGCTTCGATCAATGAGCCGGGGGCAAGTACAGGACGAACACTGAGATTTATATACATTATTTCTTACCCTTGATGTTGACGGACAGCGGGTTCTTGCCACGGCTGTACTCTGCATCGTTGATAAAATCTTGCACTTGATCCGACGTTAGGTGGCAGCCAATTTCCGGGTTCATGCGATTCGTCAATGATTCCACAATATATACATCACCATCGACACCATTTTGTGCCTTGCGTAGATTGATTACCTGTTTCATTATCGTATTTCCTCTGTGAGTACACGTTGAACATTTTCAATGCCGACCATATTTCTCATAGCACCACTAGGCATTATAATAACATGTATTCCGTTCGGCAATATTTCATCTAGTACAGGCATGCCCGTACTTCTTGCTTCCCGATATGACAACAGCAAGTTGTCTCTCGGCGTTATCAAATCCTTCATTCTACTCATATCACATACTCCATCTGTTGCATTCTTCGAACAGGGAAGACATCGCATGACCATACCCGGCATGCCACAGCTTGAATTTATCTGTGATAGCTTCGTATGGGCATTCCCGCAAGCCATCCCCGATTGCCTTGGGTGTGTCTGCCCCACCAGCCGCAAAACCTTCAACGAAGATTTCGAAGTTTTCTCGGGTCTTTTCAACATGTTCCAGTACATCGATGCTCATATTCGTATTACTCGTATTCCTTGGTTCTTTTCTCGGTTGTCTAAATCGTAGCCCATCATCCGCGAGCCTTCCGGAAGCTCAAGCCATGTGTATCGTGTACTCAACAGCTTGTATACATTTCCATATTCGTGCTTCACAACAATGGTCGGTCTTCGTGTCGGTGCGTTTGTCATCAGGATAAATCCTCCATTATGATGCGTGATCGTCCAGCCCGTAACGCATCGGCTACGCCATCTTGAGGATAAAAATCCTCTCGGACATTACTGTAGTGATGTGTGTCTGACTCATCGAGCCACTTCTTATACACAGCGACCGCTTGGGTCCAGTCATTCGCATATGCAGAATCAGCCGCTTCAGGTGAACCGAATGCGGCAGACATGGCATCATCATATTCAACGTATTCCAAACCAGCATGTTCGGCAACGTCGCGGCAATATTCACCTGAGAATCGGGGCATTGTGAAATCTACTCCAAAAGGTTTTGTGTTCCATAGTGCATTTTCTGGCGGGTTCCCTTTGTCACATCGGACGTTAGTTTACATCGGCGGCACGAAGATCGTCCGTACCTGATGCTCAAATGATAGGATAATTCGTGGGGATTCCATCATTCGCCGGTTATAAACCCGGTCTTTCCGTACCCGCCAGAAAATACAGTATGAAGTTTTCAAAGAGCAAAATATTCTAGTGTGCTTGCTGAACGGGACTGACACAGTGGTTTCATCTTCCGTTTCGGGTTCGAGCCGAAACGTATTAGCGATTCAAATAAAAACGTGAAAGTCTTGAATCGTCGCCGGTAATTACTCCGTTTCACACCAACCCCGCCCAGCAAGCACAGTAGAATGTCAAAGAACAAAAGAGAAAGTTGGGGGGTCAGAATCGTCTGACCTAATTACCGGGGAACGCTTTTCCCCAACCCAACACATATAGTATGACACATTTCCAGCAAAAGTCAACCCCTTTGGGCATGTTTTCTTGAATAAAGTCAACTTTGTCTAACCCCTTGGCAACACAGGACATAGAGTGCATGTTCATATCTCCTTGTCAACACAGCACTTATAGTATGGCTGGCGGCAGACCCATATCCATATAGAAACCTGTCGTATTTGCCTCTCAGACCGCCCTAGAATCGCCTGTGTGCCGTTCCACAGATTAGCCGGTAGCGTAGCATCACCCCACATACCCCCACCTTAGACGGGAAGCTAGGGGCTCAGTATAATAGCCGGGCAAATGGTTATAATGATTATATAACATGCGACCATCCATGGCGTTAGGTATTTGTTAGGTCATGTCGATGATCTGAGACTTCTTCGACACGATACGCTCTCATGTCGATATTGTATACATGATGGAAAAATATACTATTTAGAAAATCGCTTCTGTACATCTTTATAAATATAAGCATGACAGCATTATCACAACCAAAATATACAGACATTCCGGCAAAACGATACATCGATCTTGACCTGACGTTCGCACTCAACGCCAACACACACGATGTATCGGTAAAGACAAACGATGCCTCTATCAAACAGGCATTGAAAGTATTGATTATGACTTCTCATTATGAGCGACCGTTCCATCCGGAGTTGGGCTCGGGTGTCTATGGTCTGTTGTTCGAACAGGTCACACCCTTGTCGGCTATCCTGATTGAAAAGAAAATCAGTGAAGTCATCAATAACTTTGAGCCCCGCATTGAAGTAGAAGCAATACAAGTAAACGCACGACCCGACGCAAACAGCTTTGATGTCACAATTGTATATTATCTCGTCAATGTGCTTGAACCCGTAACCCTATCATTCGTTCTACAGAGAGTAAGATAAACAATGGCTGATAACCTACAAATCTCCGAGCTTGATTTCGATACAATCAAGTCCAATCTAAAATCATTCATGCGTAATCAGGACACGTTCAGGGATTACGACTTTGATGGTGCAGGGCTGAACGTTCTACTCGATCTGCTCGCATACAATACACACTACATGTCGTTTCATGCTAACATGCTCGCGAACGAAATGTTCCTCGACACCGCACAGACGCGATCATCGGTTGTGTCTCATGCAAAAGCGTTGGGATATGTGCCTACGTCGTACTCAGCCGCAAGATCAACAGTCAATGTGGCGGGTCTTGGTGTTCAGACTACCCTATCTAAAACTCAAGCCTTTACTTCTTCGTCTGAAGGCGTTGGGCTCAACTTCTATCAGATCACCGATTACTCACTGCCCGCTGGTGCTGTAGACGGTGTGATTCTCGCTGAAGGGTCACGCAAGTCTGTCTCATATGTCTATGACTCGCAAGACACCGATCAGAAGTTTGTCATCCCTAACCGCACTATCGACACGACCACAATGGTAGTCACGGTTCAACTCTCATCGACGGACACAACCACATTTGTATATGCTCGGGCAGATGACATCAATCAAGTGTCAGACACATCGAAGGTGTACTTCTTGCAGGAAGCAGATGACAGGCGATATGAAATCTACTTCGGTGATGGTGTTGTAGGCAAGGCACTGAACGATGGCAACATTATCAAGATAGATTATATTACATGTAACGGGTCGCGGGGCAACGGAGCCCGGCTGTTCGTGCTTGGTGGTGCTGCGGTCACAACGATCACGGCATCGGCAGGTGGTGGCATCCGTGAAAGCATCAACTCGATCACGAAAGCCGCACCAAAAAACTATCAGGCACAAAATCGTGCGGTCACTGCGGCTGACTATGAATCGCTTATCCTCAACAACTTCTCGACCATCGAAGCGGTGAACGTATACGGTGGCGAAGACCTTGACCCACCTTCTTACGGCAAGGTGTTTATCACACTCAAGCCAAAGGCTAACTTCATTGTGTCTGACGCGACGAAGAAATCGGTACTCAACAGCGTAGTCCAGTCACGAAACATTGTGTCTATTATTCCAGAGATTACCGATCCAGAATTTCTGTATATTGTCATCAACAATGAGACACGATACGATGAGACTACTACATCGATGTCCGATGCCGATGTCAGTAGGCTAGTCACATCAGCAATCAACACGTTCGTCACAAACAACATCAACAGATTCAACAAAGAGTTTAGATACTCAAACCTGACCGAAGCTATTGATGATGCAGACACATCGATCACCGGCAACCTTACTCGCGTGAATATGCGTAAAGAGTTTGCACCGGAGAATGGTATATCACAGACGGTCAATCTCAAGTACGGCAACGAGATTTTCAACCCATACGCGGGTTATATATATTCTGTAGTGTCTTCCCCGTTCAAGTATGCGGATACAAACGGTGCGATCCTTGACGCACAATTCAAGGATGATGGATACGGGAACATCAACATCTGGAAGCTGACAACTACATCGACATCGTTGCTTGTCAAGAATGCCGGGACCGTGAACTATGCCAAGGGTATCGTGAAGCTGACAAACTTCAGAACCGAAACAGGCACAGACCCGATCAGTGTCAATGCTATTCCAGCCACGAATGATATACTCCCGACACGGAATACCATCATCACATCGGAAGACACCGACATCACGGTTGCGGTCAAGAAAGAATCCGAATCTGGATTGGCGGTCAATCAGGGAACGTCAAGTAAGCCGATCACAGGAACCCCAAGTGGAAGCGGTCAATAAATGAGCAATTTTGGTGACAAGAAAACAACTCTCGTTGATAAGATATCATTACAGATATCCGAACAAGTACCGGAGTTTCTACAGAGCGAAGAATACTCTACATTCATACAGTTTGTAGAGACATACTTTGAATGGCTTGAAAAAGACGCCGGTGTTGTAGAAACTATCGATGGTCTTGTGAGCAAGTATCAGAACGTCGATGAAACATCTGATGAGTTTATGAATCATCTCGCAGATCAGTTTATGCAGCGTATCCCGCGAGACATCAAGGTGGATCGTGCGTTCCTAATCAAGAACATCAAAGAGTTTTATCGTGCAAAGGGAACAGAAAGCTCATACCAGTTTCTATTCCGCATCTTGTTTGATGAGCCCGCATCTCTATACTTCCCAAAGAAAGACATCCTCTATTCATCGGACGGTGATTGGGTACGTCGCAAGATCATCAAGGTGGTGGCATCGACAGGCGATCCAGCCGACATGGAATCGCGACAGATTACACAGAAGACATCGGGTGCTTCGGCTACCGTATCGGATGTCAACAAATATGTTGTTTCCGGTCGTACATTCTATGAGCTTGAGTTAGACCGCAACACAATCGTCGGCACGTTCGATGTAGATGGCAAGATATACGCAGCCGATGATACGCTCATCGCAACTATATCCCCGCTGTTAGTTGGCTTCAACTTCAACGATCATGGCTCTGGCTATACCGTGGGTGACAATATCCTGTTGTCTCAGGGCGAGCCCAACACATCATCTACGGGTGCGGTGGCTGTTGTCGAATCACTGCGAGCCGGTTCACTTGATACGGTCATCATCTCTAATAGTGGATCGGGCTATGCTGTAGGCGACCCGATATATTTTACAAACTCTGGCACATCAGGCATCAACGCGAAAGCGTATGTTGATTCGGTCAGTGCTTCGGGCGGTGTGACCCGCATCAAGATTATCGATGGTGGGTCTGGATACACCAAGAATCCCGGTGCGTATGTCACCGAAACATATGTGACAACGGCTGATGATATTGGTACTGATTTTGTTGTCAATGAAATCATCATCGGTGCTATATCTGGTGCGAAGGCTGTTGTTGTGGATTGGAACTCCGAATCACGCATTATGAAAGCCTATCGCTACTCGGCGGTTGCTTTCGTCACAGGCGAAACACTGGTAGGCAGACGGTCAGGTGCTAACGTCTTGGTGTCATCGCAATCCGGATCGGGTGCAGACATCATGATCTACGGTACATCCGTGGGCGGTATCGGCAGTGTCAAGATTGTTGATCCCGGTCAGGATTACTTCTATTCTCCCGACTCTATCTCTACAATAGGTATCGAAGACGATACGACCATCCCGACAGAATGTACTGTCGCAAACTACACAACCAAATACAAAGAGCTTGGAACAACCGACTCTTTCCACACAACGCTATTGAGCATGAAACAGGGGCAGACGCTATTACTCACAGACACAGGTGCGTATACGATTGACTCTGTTCCATCTGACTTTGAGTTGAGACAGGCGGGGCTGTCAGACATACGCATTCAGGGCAAGACAGCAAGGGGTCCGGTCATCGGGCTCGGTACACGGAAAGAGCTTGAGTTTACCAAAGAAGTAAATGTACGATTTGTCGATGTGTCGTTTGACATGGTTACTATACAAAGTTTCAACGGAAACTTTAGCTTCGGCAACTGCTACATACGCGATGATAGTGGCGTCATTATCAACACCGGTCGTACACAATCATCTCGGCTGTTTGATTCGTCTGGTACATATCATGTCGTTGAGTGTACGGTCGAAAACATCTGGCAAAACGTAAATCATGCGACCGTATTGAATACAACAATCTCCCGGCTCGGTCGTGGTGCTTTCTATGATTGCCCGACCGTCAAGGATTGTATTGTAAACGCGATCATCAACTCATCCAGTGTCGAACAGGCATACGGGATTTATCTCAACGCCGACACACAGCTTGAAGTAGATTACGAACGCATCGAGTTTGTAAACTGCCAAGGGCTCGCGTTTGTGTTTGGCGACAATGTAGACTCTACACTATCCAACGCATTGTCCGGATCGATTGACTCGGTTGTATACGTCACCAACTATCAAGGCGACACAGCCGCAGAAGATTCGGGCTACCCGTACTGGACATTGAAATCGGGAACCAATCTCGGATTCAATAACATCAAGACCAACGCAAAATTCCAAGTAGATTCTGCTGCGTGGTCTGGTCAGTATTCTAATGTCGGCATCACCAACTCTATCCTTCACGACAGCAGCGAGATATCTGATAGTGCGATTACAGGCATCGGATACTCAGACATCACACATGTTGATGGTGATTACGTCGATCTGAACCAAGGCGATTATGTGATCCCGTCTGTCTCGCAGGCTATTGAAGAAACGTATAGTATCTACACGCCAGCCTCATGTGACGCGGTATTCTTGGTGGACATGTGCGGCGATAAACAATACTACAGCTACACACCGGTTTCGTACAGTATATCAGCCGAAGATTATGTTGACTCTACCAATTGGGGAGCCGGTCCCGACACAGAACCATCTAGTATCTATGTGGTTGACTCTACCGTGTCTGTTGGCGATTTGGTGTTGTTCGCTGACTCGGTGGGTGTAACATGGGGCGGTTCGATACCCTATGTTGTTACTTCTCTCTGGACAGAGGAAAACGATTCAGTCTTTATTCAAATACGATACTCTCTTGGTGACAATGCCGGGCTGCAAGCCGAGCTTACCGACTCGGTTACTCGTATGTACTACAAGACAGGCACGAACACAAATGTATACAAAGCGTCAACGGTGCGATATAGTTTCCTTGATGCTCTCAAGGATTCCGCATGCGGGACTGGCTCAAGATCAAAAAGATTCACAACAACAACTCTCGCCTTTGATGAGAGTAGTCTAAGCTATCCACTGTGGTCAGGTGAAATCACAGAAATCGTACAGACAGACAACGCCGCGTGTGCGGCACAGATTCCAACCGGTGCGGGTGTCTCTGTCTATAACTACACAACAGCGACATATCATGCCGAGATAAGATACTTTGCTTCTAAGTGGGAAGAAAGATATCAACTGGTAGAGGGAAGCGGAAGTTGGGTACAGGACTGGACTGAAATAGATTCAACGGCTACATCTGATGTTACGGGATTCTCAAGTGAGATAGATTCTTGCCCGCTTGAATACAAGTCATGGATTGTTCGTGCGATTGACAACTGTGCAGTATTGGTGGACACAAATGTTGTCACCGATGACACGAAACGTCCGGCATCTATCCACACAGTATGTGGGTCTATTTTCAACGTGACTCCACAAACGCTATCGCTCGACGGTAATGCATCGTCGGTTGATGATGTATACAACGGGTCGAACATCAAGATCACCCTGAATGATGACACAACCATCTATAGAGACATCACGGACTATGATGGGGAAACGAAAATAGCAACGGTGGCAAAGGTATTTGATAACTCTGCCCTTCCACAACGGGGAAATGCGTATTGTATCTCTGGAACAAAGCGAGCCGCACTGCTCAATGAAGCGGGTTACTATTCTACCGGAAGCGGGTTCTTGAGTAGTGAAAAGTTTCTTGAAGACAATGTGTTCTATCAACCGTTCTCGTATCAACTGCGGGCGACAGAACCTATCGGCAAATTCCGAAGGGTCTTGATGGATGTGCTTCACCCGGCGGGAATGTATTTTGCTCCACAGGTTTTGGTTGTGCCTGAAAACAATACAGAACTTTCGTTAGAACACCGAACATATGGAATGTATTCAATAGACACAATCATTGCCACATACCAGAGCTATGAGTTTGACGATGTGACTACTAATCCTAACTTCGATCCTACCGTAGAGCGTACACACCCAAACGAAGATAACGTATTAGGTATCGCTCACTTCAAGGTGACGATGAATACGCTTCTTCTTGGCACAACCGCTATTACAGGTGGGGTCAAGGCAAACACATTCTTCTTGCCATACGAACAGATACAATCGCTTACGGCTGGTGCTGGTAAGGTGAACGGGACAGCGACGGTCGCATCGTGGTCATGGGACTCTGCCGCACAGACGGGTACATTGGGCGTGACGGTCGCCAGTGATACAGGATTCAACTACAACGACATCATCAGTGTTGTCAATACAAACAGAAAGGCAACTATCGCTTCGGGTCAGTCGGCGGGAGATATTTTCCAAGACATCCGTATACAAGACATAAATACATTGCGTGGGAGACTCTACACCCCTAACCTGCCCGATCATTCAATCTCGATAGTATAAAATTATGCCAAACATTAGATCAAAAATCACTACGAACTTCGGTACATTTGCTGCTCAACAATTCAAGGAATCCTTTGGAGAGTTGAAAGACGATGGCGTGACCTTCAAGAACAATGTATATTTGTTCTTAGCCAAGGCGACACCGTGGAACGAAGCCAACTCATCAGACAACGTAGCAGACATCGATAATGTGGATGACGTTGAAACCCACGACTATCAAATCCAGCTATGGAAAGATATGTTCGGACTCAAACGTGTCATATCATCTAACACCGCATTGGTGGTGAGCAAGAACCTGTGGGATATTACTGGTGAAACAATATACACGGCATATGCTCATAACGACACAGACTTATTTGCCCATCCGACCGCAAGTGAAAACCAAGTAGCAGACGCCGGTGGATATGTGGCTGGCGACTTCTATATTATGAATAGTGCGTTCGATGTATACAAATGCCTACAGACCGGGGCAGATGCCAGTGGTGCTGCCATCAAATCATCGGTGCAGCCTACCCTGAAGTCATCGGTTCCATTCCGCACCGCTGATTCTGGTGCTGCGGCATTTGGTGGATCATCCATCGGTGGATACAAATGGCAATACATGTATACAATCTCATCGGGCGATCAGAATAAGTTTGTTGACTCTCAACTATCTGAATGGATTCCTGTAAAGAAAGCCGATGTTGATCTTCCCGGTGCGTATGCGTCACAGCTAAATGTACAACACCGAGCCATAGATGGGGCTGTCCCTGTTGTGTTGGTGACGAATCCATCATCTAATGGTGCGTATCAAAGAGGGACAACTCCGGTCAATGTGACGAATAAGATTCTTCGCGTTGAAGATGGGTACGGCGTGTCTGGTGACGGGACAGGATTGATCGTCGATCTGTATATAAACACAGACTCAAACATCTATTTTGCCGAAGTTGTCAATGTCGGTGCTGGATATACAACGGTCACAATAACCCCGACATCTGGGCGGTTCTTGGATGACGATTTGGTAATAGAAGATACTGCTCTGTATCCCGCAGCGTTGGCTGTCGGTGGTACTCCCGCCGCGTTTTCTCCGATATACTCTCCGTCTGGTGGGCATGGCAGCAATGCCCCTGTAGAGTTAGGGGCAAAGAACGTTATGCTTCTGTCTACAACCGAAGTAGAAGACTCTGCGATCACTGCCGGGAATGATTTTAGAAAATTTGGGCTGATATTTGACCCAACTCTTATAAATACTTCAACTATTGCCGCCGGTTCGATTTATCGTCAGACATATAGGTTGAATCTGACAAGCATCAACGGAAACTCCGACAACTATGTTGCCCCCGATGACACGGTACAAGTATTGTCAGACACTACAAAAACCGCATCGGTGGTTGAATACAGCAAGACAGATGACTCGACAGGCATCGTGACGGTGAACCAAAAAGACGGAGATGCTTTTGTTTTGGGAGAGAGTTTACAGCATGCCTCCAAGGCGTCTACTATTGGGACTATAAATAGTATTGAAAAGCCACAGTTAGAACCAAACTCAGGTACTATCATGTATGTAGAACACCAGACACCGGTTTTACGGTCTTCCAATCAAACAGAAGAATTCAAGCTAATATTTGAGTTTTAAGGAAAATATACAAAGTGACAGCATTCAATACTCAGCCATACTACGACGATTATAACGAAGACGATCAATTTCTGCGAATGATGTTCAACCCTGCTCGGGCTGTCCAAGCCAGAGAGTTGACACAGACACAGACGATTCTACAGAAGCAAGTAGAACGGCTTGGGGATCATATCTTCAAGGATGGGTCTGTAGTTACGGGCGGCAAGACGCATCTGGATATATCATACAACTACGTCAAGCTCCAAGATGAGTTTGCGTCCACAGATATTTCCGCATCTGATTTTGCCAACAAGACATTGATCGGGTCTAAGTCGCTTGCGAGAGCCAGAGTAATCAACACCGCAACACCGGGCAACAACGGGCTCGCATCGACAGACCCACACACACTTTTCGTAAAGTATCTGTCGGGTAATCAGACACAGACCCTATTCGTCAACACGGTTACACGGACTGAAGTAGAGACAGGCGGGACCGGTGCTACACTTACCGGCAACACATCTGGTGCTTCGGCTCGGATGATTTCATATAAATTCAATAGTGCCGAAGTCGTAGAATACATCGTCATTGATAAAATCACCGGCACATTCCAAAGCGGCGAAATCCTAAAGCTCGCAGATGTACAGATAGGTACGATGGTTGCTTCGAATAGTGTCGCTGGAAAAGATAAGTTTTTCCGTGGCGAACAACTGACTATTCCTGCCAAGCTCACACTCGCTGTCTCTCCCGGTACTCCCTTCCTTGAAGGTGAACGTATCTATGTCAAGACTCGGGTAAAATCTGGTATCACACTGGAAGATTCCATCGATAACAACAACTCGGCTGTTGGATACATTGTATCCTATGATAGTGCGTCACAGATTGTTGATGTGCTTGTAGACTCGGGCAACTTCGAAGTAAATGATATTGTATACGGTGAACATTCTATCGCCGGGGCTACGGTCACATCCTATGTCGAACGCGATCTTGTTTCGCCAACTAATAACGCAACGGTTGAAAGCTCATCTACCGCTATTGGTGTGGGTTCGGCTGCGTCTATTGAACGTGGTATATACTATATGAAGACCGTCAACGCAGATGACGGAAGCAATGTTGTAACCAACGGATACATGGCACTGGTCCTTCCACAGACTATCGTGCTTGACGCATACTCTCCGACCCCTTCATACAAGATCGGGCTCGACCAAGAAGAATCATTTGTAGACTTTACCGATTCTTCGGCTGGAAACTCTTTGCTCGACCCCGCGAACGGATACAATAACTATCTCGCTCCCGGTGCTGACCGATACAAGATCGTTCCTGCTCTGGTCAAAAAGTCACGCACAGTCACAGACGCCAATCGATTCACAGAACTGATGGACGTTCTTGGTGGTGCTATCCAGACTGAAATCGTATACCCCGAATACTCAGAGCTTCTAAAGACTCTGGCACGAC